CCTGGTTCCGGGGGCCGTCCCCCTCTCTTATATTATATATATGGGGCCTCCGGGCCTCTATTACAAGGAAAAAGATGCAGAAAAATAAATTAAATTAATCGCAGAAAAGCATTGCAACCGGGGCCAATGGTCCCTATATATATAGGACAGGAGGGGCGAGGCCCCAGCAACCAGGAGAGACCGAGATGAATGTTTTGGACTTGTTCAGCGGCATAGGCGGGTTCAGTCTGGGCCTAGAGCGGGCCGGGATGACCACTGTGGGGTTCTGCGAGATTGACCCTTATGCCCGGCGAGTGCTTGCGAAGCATTGGCCCGACGTACCAATCCACGACGACGTGAGGACGCTTGAACATGACGGACCAGTTGACCTTATTTGCGGCGGATACCCATGCCAACCCTTTAGCCTTGCCGGGAAGCGAGTCGGCACGGGCGATGACCGCCACCTCTGGCCGGAAATGCTTAGGATCGTGGACAAGCACCGGCCCGCTTGGGTCATTGGAGAGAATGTTGCTGGGCACATCAGCATGGGCCTCGACCAAGTGCTTTCTGACCTGGAAGGCATCGGCTACACCGTCCGGCCGTTTGTTCTTCCGGCTGTCGCCGTCGATGCCCCGCATAGACGAGACCGAGTTTGGATTATTGCCAACTCCGAAAGCGTCGGACGGGGACAAGGGGTCGCGAACCACAGAGGGCGCGCAGAGGGAAATGGCCCGTGGAAAGAACAAAGACCTGGGCATGGTCGCGAAACTCTGGCCCACAGTCTCGACGCGCGGGTTTTGCAACGAGGGCGACCTGATAGGGCTGGCGAAGAAAGCGGCGAGTTTCGACGAATTTTCCGGGATGGCGTATCGAGCGTCTCAGAAGAAGAAAAAGGCTCTGTGGCCGACGCCCCTGGTGAGGGATTCAAGAACAGTCGCGGGTGCAAAACGAGCGCCGAACTCAACCGGCAGCGAACCACTCGTAACCCAAGTCGCGGAAGCGGAGAAAGTCAATTCTGGCGCGTTAAACCCGAATTGGGTGGAGCGATTGATGGGCTTCCCCCCGAATTGGACGGAGGTTTGAGTTATTGGGCAGACGGAAGCTGGGACACCGTCCCCCGCATAGCGTCAGGCATCGCGAATCGGGTGGACCGACTTAAATGCCTCGGAAACGCCGTCGTCCCCCAAGTCGTCGAAAGAATCGGACGAGCAATAATGGAGTTTGAGGCGGCAGACTTGACCGCCGGGGACAGCTAGGCCATACTCCAATCTACAATCGCGGAAGTCGCGACCAACTCAGGAGAAACGGATTGAGGGCATTTGCCATATTATTCGCCCGCGCACTCGGTGACTTCGCCATCCAGGCCTTCACCGCCGCGAGCGTGGCCCGGTCCACTCAGCATGAGCTTCGCCTCTGCTACCGGAATGACCGCCCCGACTACAAGCCTGACCTGATCGAGTATCTGGACGGATGCGAAATGGCATTCGACATCGGACCCTCTCAGGAGATCCCCATCGATCTATTTGATGGCGTGCAGGCTGGTCGCACATGGCAACCGCCACCGCACATCCGCTCAGAGCAGATCGAGTTTTCAGATCTGGTGATGACGCCCTGGATGTTGCGACCGCATATCCATGCGAACCTCTCCCACTTATCTAGCCTAACCCACCCCGACCCCAAGACCTTCGGCGACTGGCACGTAGTGCTGCACTGGCGCGAAGGCACATACGCTAACCGTCCACCCAACCAATTGCGCGACCAGGACGCCGCTAAGTTCCAGGTCGTCGCAGACCATCTTCGAGGGCTTGGTGCCACGGTCGTCCAGATTGGCCACCCAGACCTGACCCGGTTATCCGGGGCCGTGGACCTTCGGAGCGCGTCGTTTGCCAACCAGTGCGCGGCCATCGCTGGGGCGCGTTTTTACATCGGCGGTCCAACCGGGCCGGTGAGCATCGCATCGATGTTCGGAACCCCGACCCTGTATGTCGATGGGGTCGACTGGTGGGGCGTCTACCATGCCCAGGATGCGATCTTGCCGATTCTGGTGAGCCGGGATGACGAACCCGTGCCCCTGACCGAATTTGGCAAAGGTGCAGCCGAGCTAATCCAACAACCCGGCGTGACGTTTAAACACCGCACGGCAGAGGAGATCATAAATTCGCTGCCGACCTTCATCGAGGGGATCGGCGCGGAAGACCCGCCATTGCCGCTGATCTGGCCGTTCGGCCCGCCCAGCATCGAGCGGGCAAGAGCGAGGGTGCTATGAGAACCGAGATTGTCTGCGGCGAATGCAACGGCCCTCTGACGATCAAGAAAGTCGAAGATGGCTCACACAGTGACATCTTTTGGATGGAACCGTGCGAGAAGTGCGTTTACAGTGCCGCCCTCCATCACCACGCAAATGTAATGGGCGGGGTGGTTCCCCACGACACGCCGCCCATCAAGTCGCTAGACCCGCGATACGGCGTGGTCAACTTCGACCAAAAGCGCGAGGCGGCGAAGAACCGGGCGCTTGCGGAAGAAACTGAGATCGACACGGCCAATAGGAGGCTCCGTGAAGTGGCCCAGGCTTGCGAAGAGCGGGGGAGGCCTCACCTTGGAGCCGAGCGTGCCAACAAGATGGAAGCAGCCCTCAAAGAGATCCGAGACATCTGTGCCGTGAGCGAGGGGCAGGCTGCGGCGTTCTACGGCTACCTCGCACGCAAGGGCCTGGGAGAGGCGTCGTGAGGTTCCCACCCCGCCACCCCAAGGGCAACGCGATGTCTATCGAGCAACGTGTAGAGCAATTGGAACATGCCGTTTACCCGCCGCCCCTCACGGTGGACGAGACGCGGGACATTGATGACGAGTTCTTCGCTGAAGTTGAGGCCCCGCCGGTCACCCGAGAGGTCTCGGATGCGGTCCTTCGTGAGGCGGCAAACACAATACTGATGATGGCTGCGGACATCGAATACTACGTTCAACTGATTGATGGGCTTGTTGGCCCGCCGCGCAATATCCGAAAGCGAGGATTGAAGGTTGTCCGACCCGCCCGCCAGATCGCAGACAAGCTAGTGCCGGGGCCGGACTGATGGCCCGACACCCAATCATGGAGGAGCATCCCTGCGGCAGGGACGACTGCGACACCATCGACGGGCAGATGCACAATACCGGTTGGGACATGGAGTGCCTGACGTGTCAGAAAGAGTGGAGGGTCACGTTCCCCGGCGGCACGGCGGAGGCACATTTCACCCCAATCATTCGGCAGTGGATCGACATCGTGGACGACGATAGCCGCATCATCGGCAAGATCCGATGGGACTTAATTAGAACCCACGACCCGAATGAATGTCAGGCGTTCAACGTGCTTCTGCCGCACCCAAGCGAGCAACGAGTGATGAGCTACGCGCCGACCTACGAAGAGGCGGCGACCTACAGTCAGCCCGTCGTGACGTTCTACTGGCTATGGCGCTACACTCCTCCAACATCAAACACCGCCCACAAACGCCATCGAGTGTCGGTCCTAAAAACTAAGGGGATGCCCGAAGAGGCGTGGGGATCGAAATACATCCAAGACCTCAGACCGAAGGAGGGTGACGGTGCATAGCCCAGAGCGCACATCATTCATCGTGGTACGCGAACATTCGGATGGGGCTTTCCGCCAAGCGGTCCAGGTCCGTCTCGATTGGCGCTTCAACCGAGAGGGCCAAGAACTCCTCGCCATCGCCCGAGACCAGAGCCACAAGACAGTCGGACACGCCATCGAGGCCTGCCGGAAGAGGGTGAGCGGATGACCATCGACTGGGACAAGGTCAACGAACTGAGGGCGCGGAACCTGGAGCAAGAAGCGGGGTGGATGAGAGCCCGGCGGATGGCGCAACAAGTCGAAGAAGAAGCCGAGGCCATCCAAGAGACTATCGACAAGGCCATGCAACTCAACAAGGCCGACGACCATGAAGATGGCGAGGACGGCCCGATGCTAAAACTTCTGGACGAAATTGATGATGGCGTTCTCGAAATTCTGAAGTTGGTGGTCAAGGACGCAGGCACTAAAAAAGAAGGCCGAGTTGAGGACGCCTTTCGAGCGGAGGATGTCCACGAATGCATCGGGCGGATGGTGAGCGACAAGAGGGTGACCAACTTCAACAAGTTCCCGCTTCAGATGGTGTTTATCGTCCAGGGCTGGTGTCGAGAGAAACTAGGAAAAGACATTCGTCACACGGGCTATGACGAAGTGATGGAGGCTTACGGCGATGGCAAAAAATAAAGAGGTCGCCGACACTGATGATACAGAGCGAGACCAGAGCAGAACACGCGGCCTGATCCCGTTCAAGCCAGGACAGAGCGGCAACCCCAAGGGCCGACCGAAGAACGCACGCTCAGTGGTCAGCAATAAGTTCCTCAATTCAGTGATGGAAGACTACGAAGAGTTCGGCCCAGCGGCACTTCAGAAGGCCCGCGAGGATGACCCGATGGGGTACATCAGGATGGTCGCCAGCCTACTGCCCAAGGAGATTGTCGTGGCCCGCCGAGAGAACGAGGATATGAGCGATGACGAGCTTAGACGAGAGATCGCCGCCCTTGAAGGGGAATACAAAGACATCACAGGACAGGCAGTCAGCGATATTGCGTCGACTGACAGCCCTGAAGGGCGAGACGACGACACGCGCCACTGAGGACAAGCTGGCGTATTACACCGCATATCCCAAGCAAGAGGAGTTCCACGCAGCGAGGACGCGCGAGCGGCTGTTCATGGCCGGGAACCAGCTTGGCAAGACGATGGCGGGCGCGGCTGAGTGTGCGATGCACCTGACGGGCCGATACCCGGAGAAGTGGAAGGGGCGGCGCTTCCGCAAGCCCCCGGTCGCATGGGCGGCTGGCGACACGGGCGAGGTGGTGCGTGATACGATCCAGCGGCTATTGGTTGGCCGCGTTGGGCAAGAGGGCACGGGCTTCATCCCGGCAGACGCAATCATCGAGACAAAGGCGGCGATGGGCACGTCGGACCTGATCAGCACGATCCGGGTCCAGCACAAGAGCGGCGGCGAGAGCCTGTTGACGCTGAAGTCGTACAGCCAGGGTCGCAGCAAATTCCAGGGCGAGACCCTATCGTTCGTCTGGGCCGACGAGGAGCCGCCCGAGGACATCTACTCGGAGATGCTGACGCGAACCAACGCCACCAAGGACGGCTTTATCTACATGACGTTCACCCCTCTGTTGGGCATGTCAAACGTCGTGAAGAGATTCATGCTGGAGGAGAGCAAGGACCGGTCGGTCACGCAGATGACCATAGACGACGCACCTCACTTCACCCAGGAGGAGCGCGAGCAGATCATCGCCTCGTACCAGCCTCACGAACTAGAGGCCCGAGTGAAGGGCATTCCGGTGATGGGGTCAGGAATCGTCTACCCGGTCACCGAAGAACAGATAACGTGCGACCCGATACCGATACCAGCGCATTGGCCAAGGTGGGCTGCGCTCGACCTAGGTTGGGACCATCCCACGGCGGCGGTCTTCTTGGCATGGGATCGCGATGCGGACACGATCTATGTGACGGACTGTTATCGGCAGTCGAAAGAGACGCCGATAGTCCACGCTGGCGCGATCAAGCCGAGAGGCGACTGGCTCCCGGTCGCATGGCCATCGGACGGCGCGAGCAAGGGCAAGGACGGCGCGGTCCCGTTGGTCGAGCAGTATCGAGAGCTAGGCCTGAAGATGATGCACAAGCACGCTTGCTACGACGACGGCAGCGTCTCGGTCGAGGCCGGTATCATGGAGATCCTCGACAGGATGAAGACGGGCCGGTTCAAAGTGTTTAAACACCTCTCGCAGTGGCTTGAGGAGCGGCGGCTATACCACCGCAAGGATGGCAAGATCGTGAAGCTCTCAGATGATCTGCTGGACGCAACCCGCTATGGGGTTATGACCAAGCGGTTCGCCATCACGGCACCCAACCTACGCCGCGACTACGCAGAGACCATGCGCGACATGGCACAGAGCATCACATGAGCTTGACGCCCGAGCAAAACGAGCGCATGATTCACGCTTCGCATTTAGACTGAAGTTTAACCAGAGGAGATTACCATTTTGTCGATGCAGCACATCCAACGGATCAACCAGTTGATGGAAGCCCTGCCGATTATCCAGGGCGGCATCGCGGCGTTGACCGAGCAGCTTGCCGAAGTAAAGGCGAGCATCGAGGACCTGGACGCCCGAGTGGTGAAGGCCGAGAAGAAGGCTAGACGCCCCAAGGAAATTGTCAAAGACGCGGTCGCGAAGGTCACCGAGGCCCTGCCGCCGATGCCAGACATCGCCAAGCCCAATCCGCAACCGGACGCCGGATAAGCATGACTGACATCGTAGAGCGATTGACGGATATCATCGAGATGCGCTTGGTCAAAAATGATAGGGGCCAGCCTGACTATCCTCGCCATGTAGCAGTTGACGCCAAGGCCGAGATCGAGCGGTTGCGTGAGGAAAACGTGGAAGCGCGATCCAGCGGCAGTTCCGTGGGCCATGGCGCGAGTTGGTCCGACGAGGTCGAGCGCATCGAGGACTTCGACGCGAAGACGGCACACGACCGGGGTTACGCCGCCGCAGTCGCCGCTGGAGCGGGGAGCGACACATGACGTGGACGCTGATCATCACGCTGGCGTTCATCGCCTCGACCGGGGCATCGATGGACACAATGAAATTGCAATTTCTTACCCAGGCCAACTGCGAAGAGGCGGGTCAGAAGATAGCCAAGCGGTTCATGGCCGACAGTGTGCGGTCGGGCCGAGCGTCGTATGTATGTGTCGAAGCACTGAGAGCGGATTGATGGCCGATAGCGTCAAAGCCTCGATCTACATCCACGACCCGGCACAGCCGGATGAGACACGCGAGATCAAGGGCACGCTGACGCGGGACGGCAACAGGCAGACATTCGTCGCTGACGAGGCGGGCAACGATCTTTTGATATTCCCCATCAAATGGAGTGAGACAGAGTGACCGACAAACAGACGCTAACGAACCGCCTGGAAGCCCTGGACTGGATGATCGATGCGCTCGACGCCCAGGCTGGAGTGATCCAGGAGAAGCGCAACCACTTCGGTAATGAGCGGACCAACCTCCGGGTGCGGATCTCTGAGTTGCCCGAGCCGCCCAGCGCCTTGGACAAAGAGATCGACATCAACGCGGCCCGCGACGGCCTCACCGCTGCGATAGCCGCGCTCGACGCGCTAGCGGAGGGGCACGACAAGGAATAAGGGGTGACATGCACCTTCTCCAACACTTCGATGCCGACGACTGGGTAGGCTACATGCCGGAAGGAGCCGCTCCTGACTTGGTGGCGGTAGCCGAGGCACTGGACGACGCGCTTCTCGATGATGGTTGGGCGCGGGATCAGTTTAAGCGGTTCGGTGCGTTTGGCGTCGAGGCTCTGGACCGCCACAATCCTCACGCAGTCGAGTATTCGGGCATGGCGCTGCCGGAATGCCAGGGGCGGTGGCCATACGTAGATCACTTCTTCTTCGACGGCTCGACAGAGAAGGCCGCAGTCTGCGCGCCACGCAAGAAGTTCAAGGCAAGCCCTCTTCACCACGCCGGATGGGGTGGCCATAGGATCGGTGCTGTCCAGGCTCTCGCAGGTCCGTATGGGCGACTGAAGAACGAGTTGATGGATCTGGTGAACAAGGCCCGAGACCAGAAGAAACGGGACGCGGCTATCGAGCGGCCCATCGTCCTAGCGGAAGACAGCTACGCGATCTACCTGAAGATCTTGGCGAACAAGCACCGGACGGCCATGCGAGCGGCCACCGACAGAACTCTTGAGGCCCTTCGATCTGAACACGCCGCGCTCTTGGTGACGCTCAGAAAAGAGCATGAGGAAAAGATGGCGAGGCTGCGGTTGAGGCGGCGCTAAGTTTAAACAGTCTAGCAGGCACAGGGCCATCCTTCGGGGTGGCCTTTTCTATTGGAGAACCACATGGCAAAGATGACAGACACAGAGTTGGTTGCCGTGGTGGCTTCAGGCCTTCAGGACGGCAAGGCGTCGGATACGGACGAGATCTCGTCTGACCGTGCCGAGGCGTGGCGGCGCTATACGGGTGAAAAGTATGGCGACGAGCGCGAGGGCCGGTCTCAGGTGATGGATCGCTCCGTCATGGAGACCATCGAGGCCATCATGCCGTCCTTGGTCCGCACCTTCCTTGGCACCGACGAGGTCGTACGCTTTGAGCCGGAAGGCCCAGAGGACGAAGAGGTCGCCTCGCAGGCCACCGACTACTGCCGCCACATCATCTTCAACGACAACGACGGCTTCCGCGTCATCCACGACGCCATGAAGTCATCGATGATCCACAAGTTGGGCGTCATCAAGACGTGGTGGGAGGAGACCGAAGAGGTCGAGGTCGCGACCTACGAGGGCTTGACCGAGATGGAGATGCAGCTTGTCCTCCAAGAGGATGGCTCTGAGGTGCTGTCGCACGAACAGGAGATCATCGTGCTGGACGACGGCGAGGAGATCCCGAGCTACAACCTTGAGGTCAAGCACACTCGACAGAATGGCCGGGTCAAGATCGAAGCCCTGGCCCCGGAAGAGTTCATGTCGAACCGGCGGGCGCGGGCGCTGACCGGACGCACCATGACGTTCTGTTGCCACCGCACCGAGTCCACCCGCTCCGAGGCGAAGGAGATGGGCTTCGACCCGAAGATCATCGACAGCCTGCCGACCGAGGACGATCTGCTTTTCGAAGAGCGCGAAGAGCGGGAACTGGACACGTACTACAACGACCGCGCAGCCAACAACCCAGACCCCTCGACCGAGACCATCTGGCTGTATGAGAACTACGTGAAGGTCGACTACGATCAGACCGGCATCGCGAAATGGCGCAAGGTCTTCACGGCTGGTGATGCGTCCAGCCCGACCCTGCTCGACCATGAGCCTGTGGCGGATCTGCCGTTCGCGGCGTTCTGCCCCATCCTGTTGCCTCACCGCCTGTACGGCTGGTCGATGGCCGACCTGACCGAGGACATCCAGAAGCTCAAGACGGCGCTCTGGCGGATGCAGATGGACGGCCTGTATCACTCGGTCTTCCCGCGCCACCTGATCCAGGAGAACGGCGGGGTCAATCTGGATCAGTACCTCAACAACACTCCAGGCGGCTACGTGCTTGCCAACCGGCCCGACGCGATCACGCCTATTCCGAGCGCATGGAACGGGGCGCAGGCCTTCCCGATGATGGAATACATCGACCGAGTCCTTGAGTCTCGGACAGGCGTGACGGCTTTGGCCTCTGGCCTGGACGCGAACGTCTTGCAGAACCAGTCGGCCACTGCGGTGAATGAGGGGGCGCAGGCGGCACGGGCACGCATCGAACTGATGACCCGCGTCTTTGCCGAGACCGGCTTCAAGGAACTGTTCATGTCCATCCTGAAGCTGATCGTGCGGCACCAAGATCGTGAGCGCACCATCCGGCTGCGGAACGAGTGGATACCGATGGACCCTCGCCGCTGGAATGCTGGGATGGACATGCGTGTAAACGTCGGCCTTGGCACCGGTTCCCGCGAGCAACAGATGCAGCGGTACAATCTGGTCGCCCAGAAGCAAGAGGCGATCCTCCAGCAAGCTGGGCCGCAGAACCCGTGGGTCACGCCTCAGAACTACTACAACACTCTGTCGAAACTGGTCGAGGCGGCGGATCTCCCGGATGTCGACCTGTACTTCACCGACCCGGAGGTCGCAGCGAAAAAAGCTCAAGGACAGCCGCAGCAACCGCCACCGCCAGACCCGAAGATGGCCGAGGTCCAGGGCAAGATGCAGATCGCCAACCAAAAGGCCCAGGCTGACATGCAGATCGAGCAGGCGAAGCTCCAGGCGAGTGTCGCAGCCGACCAACAGAAGGGTCAGACAGATCTCCAGGTCGCCCAACAGAAAGCGCAGATGGACGTGCAGCTTGCCCGTGAGCAGGGTCAGATGGATCTCCAGATCGCGCAGCAAAAGGCGCAGCAAGATCTCGTCATAGCCCGAGAGGCTGCGGCCCAGGAGCTTGAGGTCGAGACGCAGAAGATGCGGATGCAGCACGAACTGAGGCGCGAAGAGATGGCGATGGAGTTTGAGCTTGAGAAGGTCAAGATGGCCGCTGGCTCGCCTGACGGGAACGCCGATCTTCCTATGAGTGACCACTAGGAGAACAGCTATGAGATCACGAATCCAGGGCCTGCTAATGGATGGCCGCATTGCGGAAGAGGCACGCGCTGCCGCAGGCATCCCAGGCCGACGTGCCGTTGAGGGGCAAGCTACACAGGACGATCTAGATCGGGATATGCTTCGTCGGGTTCTTTACAACGCGCCGATAGGTCTCAACTCTATCGATCAGTCGTGGGAGCGGCCCGAGCATCGGATGGAACCACCGCCATCTGCGCCTATGCCGCATTGGGCTATTACGCCTGACGATGAAATTCCCCCTGCCCGCGACTACAACCCGAGCGAAGGCGCGAGAGCCGCCCTTAGCCTTACACGCGATATTCTCCCGGTGACGGGGTCGTTCGCTGCGGGGGATCGCGTGGGAGGGCTTATTTCCGAGGCGCAGACAGAGCGCGAATACGAGAACCGGATGATGGGAGAGCGTGTCCCGTACACCCCTGGCGATGACGAGATGGTGGAAAGCCGAGATTCGGACGTGCCCGCAGGGCTGGCGATGCTTGACGCGGCGACGGCGGGGTTCTTTCCTTGGGAGACCGCAGCGGCTTTCGGCCTGGGGTCTGTAGCGAAAGGCGTTGGAAGGCGTGCAGGGCTATTGGGCGGCAGTCGGGCCGCTCGCATTGGGGGCAAGGGCGCGACTGGGCGTCTTTTGATGGAGCCGCCGGTCGGCGCAGGCGTCGATTCAGCGGCCAGGACGGCGCTGTCTCCTGACGCGCCGTATGGGGTGGGGGCGATGTCTCCGACCAATCGCGCGGCAGATGATGCTAGGGCTAATTTGTCCAAGGTTCTCAAAACGGACCAAGTCGCCAACATGTCCAAAGCTGACAAGGCCAAACTGGTCACATATCGCGCCACGTACCCGAATTTCAGTCAAGCAAGTCGCTATATGACGCCATCAGAACTGAACCGGGTGATGGGGCAAGAGGGGACAGTCAAGAAGATCGACCGCATGATGACGAAGCTGCCGAGCGCACCAGAGATGGCGGCGGTTATGCGGGCGGGTATGGCGAAGCAGGGTTGGTATGGGGCGTCTACGGGCGCGATTGTGCATACATTCGGCAGGGTTGATGCGCCTCGTTTTACGGCACTTCTTTCCTCTATGTCTCCCCAAACATCAGTAGAGAGCAATTTAACCAATGCCCTTAACGTATGGGGCAACTGGATTAAGGCGGGTCGCCCGACCAGCCGGGATGAGATCCTCCAAATTATGGGGGCATCGGTCCAGGGCGACAAAGGGCTTGATAGTGTTTTGGACGCCTGGGTGAATAACACCGTCCGCTCCCTACAGGCCGACGACCCCATCAAGGCTGTTCTTTCCGGGGCGAAAGTAGATAGTTTCCGGCGCAACCTCATGGATGAAGTTTTCCGGGTGACGAATGACGCCTGGATGGCGGCGGGCATGGGATACAATCAAGGCTTTATAGGCGGCTCTTCAACTCCAGCCCAACTCGCGAAGGGTGAGCCAGCAATGTCGCCGCTGTACATCGCGTCATCGGCCCGTGTTCGACAGGGCGCGGAGATCGCGGGCATACACCCTAGAGAGGGACAAGAAACAGCATGGTCTTTCTACAAGGCGGCATACGAACTGGCACAAAAGCGTGGCAAGACAGTCAAGCAATTGCTTAAAGACGGCGATCTTACGCCGGAACATGTCCGAGAGACGCCTGACTTTTCGTCGCTGTTCAACGACTGTCTCTTATACACATCTCC